GTTTGTTTCTTAAGTTTTTCCTTGTCTTTTTCCGTTTGTTTCTTAAGTTTTTCCTTATCTTTTTTTGCTTGTTTCTTAAGTTTTTCCTTATCTTTTTTTGCTTTTTTCTTAAGTTTTTCTTTATCTTTTAAAGAAAACAATCCTAACCCTCCATTTGTATTATCAAGGTCATAAAATGTTTCTGACTCTTGTACTGTATCCATATGATGAGACTTATGAGACTTATGAGACTGAAGAGACGGACGAGACTGATCAGACTGAAGAGACCTTCTTATAAATCTAGGTTTTTTTTGGGTGCTCCATGATTTAACTAAAAACTTAGTAGGTTTTCTTCTAATTGTATTTGAATGGGTATCGCGTAAAGATGATTTATTGATTATTGAATCACGCTTTATCGAAAAAGCTTGAGATTGTAGTTCGACTGTTTTTGATAAGTTATTATTTATATCTGATTTAAAACTTATTTGTCTTTTCATACCAAAAAACCTCTTTTTATCAGAAACAGATAACTTATTGAATTGATTTAATGTAAGATTACCGAGTTCTTCAATCGGTTCGTCACGTTCATCATATAAAGTATTGTAATATAAAAAAACATTATTATCATATTTAGATATATCAAATGCTATTATAGTATCGTTTGTCATTTAATATAATTAATATCTTAATATAAATAAATATAATAAAAAATCTTTTGTTTATTGTTTTAAAACAATCTTATTATTGTAATAACTTATATATGATGCCCATAAACTATATGATGTTTGTTCGATAATATGATTTTTAAACATAGACATCAATACAAACTCTATAGATTTATCGTTTTCATTTACATAATATATATTATATTTAGAATCAATATTAATTTTATCCAAAACATTGTTTGAAAACCAATAAATATCGTCAGTGAATACAACTACATTTTTTTTATTCATAGTTTCAAGAGAATTTTTATAAAACTCAATATCTATTAAATCTTTTTTTGAAATATGTAATGACACCATTTCATTATCTAATGTTTTATCACTAAAGTTATCAAGAATATCTCTATATTTATAATATGCTGGATACATAACATCTTCATTATTATAAACAATATTGAGCATTTTAGAATATAATGATTTATCGATATACACAAAACTTTTAAGACAACCTTCAAAAGAAATGTTATCCAATATAGTTATAGACTTTTCAATATCTATATTTATATCAACTTTTGTAAAGTTAAGAGAATCATATTTCTCTTTATCAATAAATGTAAATAACCCTTTGAACAATGTATTCCAATATGTATCTTCGTTCTCATTATCATTTAAAAAAACCAATTGTCTTCTAATTTTGGACTTTTTGGATTTACGCATAAAGTTGATTATATATGATATTTGATATAATTGTTCACCAATATCTCCTTGTACTTTAATAGTTATGTAAGGGTATGTTTTCATATTATAATATTTAATATATCATAACTTTATATGTGATGTTTTTGTATCTTTATCATATTCTATATTTACTATAATATCAGCACTATCTTTTATAATATCTATATGAGATACTATAACGATGCAACTAAATGTATTTAATAATTTTTTAAGAAAACTGGGAACAAGAGATAGATTTTGATTATCACACGCTGTAAATCCTTCGTCGATGAATAATTGTTCAGTTTGCGTATTTGAATACAAACTCATTCTCAATGCAAGTGATATAACAAATTTTTGAAATCCCGAAGCTTGATTTATAGATATTACCTGCTTAATAGTATTATCACTACAAGTATTATGTATAAGCCAATTAATATGAATAATATCTTTATGTTCATTTATCATAAAGTCTAACTCAAAATTCTTTGTATTTTCGTGACATAATAATTTAATATATGAATTGGTTTTTATCATTAATTTTTTTAATATGTGATTTTCATATAAATCAATTTTATAGGTTTTAAAATTATCTATTATAATGTCTAATATATCTATAGTTTCAGTTATTTTAACATTTTCTTTAAGATAATACTCGTAGTTATCATTATTTTTCTTGTTATAATCCTTTAATGTTAGAATTTTAGTAATATTGTCAGATTTAGTTTTTATATCGAATGAACATTTATCTATTTCATCTAATACAGCTTTCTTTTTCTTAATAGACGCATTAATATCTCTATATTTTATATATTTATAATATTCGTCTTGTTTATTTATTATCTCATTAATAAGCATATATTCGTGAGATAATTTAATATTTATAATATTATTGTATTTTATCCATTCATTATAGTTGTAATTTAATATATATAAATTATTTATTCTTGGTTTTATGTATGTTATATATTCTTGATAATCTTTTGTTATTTTAATATCAGTTTCAATTTTATTTTTTAAAATATTCATATCAGTATATTTATTCTTCCAACTTATATATTTATCATATTGTATCGTATTATCATATTCATTGTATAAAATATGTGAATGGGTCTTAAAAGAATTTATTAAATAAGTATTATCAGTTGTTTTTTTATTATATTCTACAATCTTTACCATCATTTCATTTTTATTTTTTATATTTACTTCGGTTTCGATAGAAATGTTTTTTTCATCACTTATATATTTATTATAATTAGACCATTCTACGTTTAATTCATGTATTAATATTTTTTCTTTTAAAATATTATAATCATTATAAATCAATATATAGTCAACATCTTCGCGATTATATATTTTATCATATTGATTTTCTAATTCTGTTTTATTATTATTAATAATAATATCTAATTCTTTCATTCTTATAACCCACGATCTTGCACAACAAAATTTACAACAAGGGTCATATCCATATTCTTCATTATTTTTAAGAATATTCAATTCATTTAAATATTTTGCGATTGTTATATTAATACTATCAATATCCTCGAGAGATTTATAATAGTCATTTAGTATTATTTCATATTCCAATAGTTTATTTTTATATTCATCATAATAATCAGTTATATCAATATAATTTTTTTCTTCTTTTTGAATATTTTGTGGAATAGTATAAATTGTCAATAAACCTCTTTTATTATGCTGTTTTGATATATTGTAATCGCAATCATTAATATATTCGTATCCTGTTTCAATTGATTTAGCAATTTTGTCATTATCATCCAATAATTCAAGATAATATTTATAAGAAATATCAGAAGAATTATTTGAGTTCGCAGAAGATGAAATAACAATATTGTTCGCCAAAAAGTATTTTATATCATTAATAGGATTGTCTTCTCCAAATATTTTTTTAATTTCATAAACTATTTCATTAATATCGCGTATCTTATTTTTAACAAACACTGGTTTTTCTTCATTTAAATCATTTATCTTTTCCAATATTTCTTTATATTGTATCTCTATATCACAAATATTATTAACAGGAACAACGTGTGGCTTAACATATTTGGATAAAAATAATTGTTCTTCTTTTATTATAGAATATTCGCAAGGTTTTTCTATTTTTTCAGGTATAACAGTGTCTTCTTCATATTTTAATGCATTTTCTTGAATATGTGTATAATCAAACTGTTTAAAATAAACTTTCAATTCATTTAATCGCACAGTATAATCATCGTATTCTATATCTGTTATTTCTTTTTCGACACGCTTGATATTTGTCAAGTCTTTATATTTTTTATCTAAAATATCAATAGTTATACTGTTATTTATTTTCATTAGTTCGCTATATTTTTCATCTAAATCGCGTAATTCAATAACAAGTTCGTCTTCGTTATCATCATTTACTTCTGTTGTAGCCAATATATGTTCATATACCTGTGTCTTATTATCAATAGTTTTCTTAAAGTCTTTATATTTATTTAAACAAACCTTAAATAAATTAAATAATTCATATATTTCATTTATATTTGATGCTTTGTCAATTATCGCTGTACATTCTTTATAATCCATTTTTAGAATATCATTGTCAACAACCTGCGTTATCATAGAACAAGTTAAAAAGTCGTCAAGTGTATTAAATTGTAATTTGATAAACTCATTGCACGCATTATTCTTTTTTATTAATTCTTTTTTACCATTATCGTATTTATATATTTCAATATTGCTTTTATTAGCACTTTTTATATCAGATTGAATAGAGTATTTCCGTTTAATTTGATATTTCACACCATCGACCGAAATATCTATAATTGTATATGCTGTTTTATGCTTATAATTTATAATACCATTTTTAGATAAAGAGTTTTGTTTATCTTTTGTTATAACTCCCCATATAGCAAGTGTTATGATATCATATATAGCAGACTTTCCTGTACCATTATTTCCACATATAAGAAGCGTACTATTAATAGCTTCCGCAAAATTAATACTATTACCTCCTTCATAACAATATAGATTTTCCCATTCAAGATATTCTATTGTAAATGGATGTTTTGCTTTTACATTATCATCTAAATCGCATGCTTTTATCAATAAAGATATTTCTTTATTTTTTTTAATACTTTCGTCAATAAGGTCGCAAGGACAATTATCTATATTAAACAATAATACATTAAGATTTTTTATTATGTCTGTTGCTTTATTATAATATTTCGATGGTATATATTTTTTCAAATATTCTATAAAAGTATCTTTATTAATATGTATGATATCTCTATTATCAACTTTTTCGGCGATAATACTTTTAATCTTATCATCTGTGTTTAACTTATTGCCAAGTATCGTACAATTTATATTATGTTTATTGAATATACTATAAAGTTCTTTAGTATTATCACAGTTAAATGCTGAAAATGTGCGAATTTCTATATTTTTGGGAAAATATTCTTCATTACCTGATATAAAACAATCTAGTTTGTCAGTATATTTACCATTATTTCTTAAAAATATATTATTGTTTTTAATCATTATATTTATATAACCATATGGATTATATACATTTACATTTTCAATACTGCGTTTTTCTAAATCCCATATCATATAACCGTGTTCAACAATGTCTTCGCCATAATTTTGTTGTAAAAGAGACCCCGAATATCCCCATAATACATTTTTATTAATACCTTGCTGTCTTAAATGAATATCACCTAATAAAGCATAATCAAAATGCGATATCCAACTAAATGGATATGATGATGCACAATTACTTTCTGGAATTTCAGTTCCATTATATAATTTAGCAGAAACGAATGTACCGTGGAATAATGCTATTTTATATTGCACTTCTTTTTCAATAGTTGGAAATGGAGGTAATTTATTAATACGTCCCACGGTAGATAACGAATCAAGCGTGTCATCAATATTCACATATGAAAATCCTACATTATCTATAGTAAATGATTGCGTTTTTTTTAATATTGTGAGACTTTTCGTCTCAATCGTAGAAGATATTAATGATGGTTGGCTAATTTCATTTTGACTTCTATCATGATTACCATGAAATATTATTGTACGTCCAATATTAGATAAACCATTTATTAACATATTGTATAATTCAAGACCATAATTACCTACAATATTTTTATTATGAAAAATGTCGCCTGTAACAATAATTACGAAGTCTTCATATTTTAAATCATTAAATTCAATTTTATGGATAATAGACTTCATTAAATTATCAAATACTATAGAATATTCTTCATATCTGCACGATTTTTTATCACCATATCTAATATGAATATCTGAAATATGAATAATTTGTTTCATTTTTAATTGACATTTTACTTATATTATATCAATTTTTAAATTATTTTTAAAAATCCAATTTAATACCACCTATTATTTTTAAAGTCGGTGTTCTACTTTTAACATTCAAATATACATTATATAATGCTTTTTTTATAGGTACAAAACTAAAAAAATCTATATTTTTTCCAATATAAAAAATCAAACATAATAATATTAAATTAAATAAATAAATAAATAAAAAATCAACACTAACTACACTTGTAGCTTTATTTAATATTTCTTGTGCTTTAGGAAGTTGATCAATATCTACATTACTTTCAATATTATCTTCAAATTCAATCTTTCTAGTTTCATTCTTATTGTTAAACTTTACATCCTCATTATTAAGTTGCTTGTATATCATAGACACTATTTGTTTCAAATAATTATTTGTAAAATTAACTTCATTTTTAATAGATACTGTATTTGTAAATACTTTTATAACAATACGATGTGCTTCTAAAGTTTTATCGTAATAATAATCTGATATATTATATTCGAATGTATTTCCTTGTATTTTATTATAGACATTTTCACCCGTATTATCTATAATTAGTTCAAATAGTTCTTTATCGCGCGCATCTAATAACATTAGTTTATCATTATCATTGTCTTCTTTATCTGTTCTTTTATATTCTAATGAATTATATGCTAAATGTGATGAAATTATCAAAAAATTATCTATTATCGAATAAAGACTTTTATCTTCATTTTTGAGTGTATTTTTTAAACCCATATATCTAATACTTATTTTTTCATTATCTTCTTGAGTTTTTCTTTGAACATTAGTTAAATTGCATAAAATATTGGCGTAATGATAAACATTATAATTATTAAATTCATCGTCCGTGTATAAATCTTCTAATTCTTTTTGATTTATGTCCTCTGTTAATATATCTTTAAATTCTTCTTTATTAAAAGCTTTTTTTCTGTCTTCAAGATCTTTACTTATAGCTATTGAATTGCCTTCATTTTCATTATTTTCATTATTTTCATTATTTTTCATAATTTTTTTCATAATTTTTTCATATTCTTCAATGAATGCTATATAATTATTATTATTCTTTATATTTATTAAAAACTTATATTGTATTTTATCTCCAAAATAAAAATATGTATTTTTTAGACTATCAAATTCACTATTAAAAATATTATCATCATTAAATATTATTTTACAAATTTTAATTAATTTTAATATTCTAAATCTATATTTATATTTATACATATCTATATAACTATCAATAAGGTGTATATTAGGTATTTCATTAACATCTTCATTTATATTAAAATGTTCCAATATATTTTTTGCATTATCATTTTCATTTGCTCGTTCTTTAGTTATTAATGTTATATATTTATGTATATCATTAGTTCGCATAAGTTGAATACCAATCCTATTTTTTAAAACGATACCGTAATACTCTTTAAACTTGTCGTAATCTTTTCTATTATAGTCGTTTGTAGATTTTTTAGATTGTTTAAAATCTAACTTTTCAATATACCTAATATCTTTAATTAGTCTAATTTTTTTAAAGTTATCAGGAATACTATTTTCACCTATTTCTTTATAAGATGTCATACATAATGTATTATTTATGATAGAAGCTATAATATTCGTTATTATATATTGCTCTGAAAAGTCGTGATTTACTATACTATCAGTTGTTGCTTTTAATTGATGGAGTTTTATATATGGTATTACAA